GTTGACCACAGTTCCGCCGCCGCCGGCCGAAGACGGGACGCCAGCGAGCGCTGCTTCTGGCGTGATGCCAAAGAAGGCCTTGACGCGGTCCAGCGCACTTGGCTCATTCGATGCCTGCTCGCCGAGGCCAAGAAACGAGAGCACCTTCCGCACTGGCTCAAGCGACTCGACCCATGTGGCAAAGTAGCCGCCGACCTCCTTGATCCATGCGAACTTCTCCGCGCCCCACGACGCGAGCTCCGAGAAAGCTTCCTTGATCCACTTCACAGCCGCCTTCACCATAGGAAGCTGCGTCAGCCAGTCCGTGAACATACCGGTCCACGTCTTCTTCCCGGTGGCGAGCGCCCACAGATCGTGGATGGCGAGCACGATCACGCCGATGGCGGCGCCGATCAGCGCGAGCGGGGCTTCTGCGATGGCAAAGGATGCGCCAAGCAGCTCCGTCGAATCGATCAGCAGAGCGATGCCTTCCACAGCCCATGCGAAGAGCCCACGCAGTGCGGTCAGCGCTATCCGGAACGGCACCAGCGCGGTCGTCAAAAGACCGGACGTGGCGATTCTAAATAGCTGTATTGCCTTCACTATTCCGAAGATGGCAGTGACAGCGCCAGCGATACTCATGGTGATCTGGAGGATCCGGTCCTGGAAGCCGAACGCCGCGGCGAACTCGCGGATCCGCGTGGTTGCGCCAACAATGAGACCAGCGACGAAGCCAATGACGTACGCCACTCCCTCCAGCCAGTTCTTCACGTTGATGCCGATCAGGTCTTTGTTTATGCCATAAAATTTGATGAACTGATCGATGACGTAGCCGAACGCCGGGCCGATGTAGGCTGTGATCTGCGCTCCGATGGCGCGGAAGACTGCGAACATCTTTTCGAGCGAGTAGTGCGTCTGCTCGATGGCTTCGATCTGCTTATCCGAGAGGACGAGACCCAGCTTCTGGAGCTCTGCTGCGGTCCCCTGGATCGCTTTGGATCCTTGGGATAGGAAGGACACCATCGTGTAGCCGCCGCGCCCCAGGAGCTCTTGAGCGGCTCCGAGACGCTGGAAGTGGTCCGGCATCTGCTTCAGCCTGTCCGCCAGCACCATGAGCGCTTCTTCGGTCGTCTGGAAGCTGCGGACCTGGTCGCCAGAGATCCCGGCTTTGCGGAAGGCATCAGCTGCCTGCTGCGAGCCGAGCTTCGCCTCGTAGATCCGCCGGGCCAGGAGCGCCATCCCGTGGCCGAGGTCTTCCGCCGACACGCCGCTCTTCTCCGCAGCAAAGCCAAGCCGCTGCAGCTCCTCTACGGAGACGCCGACGTTCTCGGACATGACTTTGATCTGCTGGCCCCAGTGCGCGAAGTGCTCGGCCGTCTCGAACAGCTTCTTGGCGATCTCGGCACCGCCAAGGAACTCGATCATGTGGCTGATGCCCTCGAGGCGCTCCTCCACGTGACGGAGGGGCTTTTCATCAACCTCGAAGCCGATCTTTGCTAGGAGCTCGCGGATGTTCATTTGCCATCCGCCCTATGGTGAGTTGCGAGACGCGTCACGCTTTGCCCTTTCGATCTCTTCCTGTTCGACCTGCGCTTTTATGTCCAGGGCTTCGTGTGCGTCCGCTAAATCATCGAGTGACCACTTCTCTTGTACGTTCGTTAGTGTGTCCAGACCTGCGAGAACGGGACGCCAAATCACAAAGTTGACATTCGTGCGCCCTATCGAGCTGCGATGCCCATCGCTGCCGCTCCCGCTTGGACGGTACCAGTCAGACCGATCATGGCGCCGAAAAAATTTCCGTACTGCACCTCCAGCGCAGCAGCCAGCACCTTGAACAGATGCCCGAGCTGACCAGTGAAGTGCGTGTTGAAGTTTTTGATCTCGATGCCATCGCACAGCACTTGCTGCGTGGTGAGCTTCACGACGATCGCGATGACTTCTTCTTCGTCCAGTTTCTCGATAAGGGAGCGTGCAGCTTTGCCGAACACCTCTGGATCCACATCGCGTTCCAGCAGGCCTTTCTTCGGTTCCGCCGGAAGCGGCAGGCCATCCTCGCCCAGCTTCCGCTCAGTCTTGTCGTCCTTCATCAACGCGCCGACAGCAATCGCGAGTGGCTCGCCCACGATCTTCGTGAGCTTAGTCAGAACGCGCAGAGCTTCCTGTGCAGGAAGATGCGCGAAGCTGTACACGTGATCATCGATTTGCTTCTCAACGCGCTCAAGCATTAGTTACCGCCGATGAAGATGTCCAGTGTGCCGGTGTCGATCGTCCACTCGTAGAACGCCACGCCCTTTTTATACACGACTTTTGGGAACTTCTTAACCCAGCAAAAGTCGGAGGCGTAGACCGAGCGTCCAGAAGCGTCTTTGGCCAGGAACGGCCCGGCGCCGGCGTTGGTCGCCTCATCGGCGAGAGCCAGCGCAGACAGATCGTCATTGGATGACGACGACTGCATGATTCTGATTGTGACGTGGCCGGCCTTGTTGTTAGACTTGGCGCGAGTCACCTCGCCATCGACACCGACCTTTTTGGTCCACATGTCCTCGTCGCGCTCGATCTCGACAAAATCGTCGTCCGCCCATCCGCCAATGATCTTCCCGCCAATGATGGTCGTGTACTGCTTTGGGTCGTATGTGAAAACTGTTGGCGTAGCCATATGTCCTCCCTTAGACGGTCACGACGCCGTTGATGTTGACAAAATGAAGCGCCCCAGTTCCGCGAGCCGTGAACGTCACAGCGTTGTTCGGAAGGATGCGATTCGCCCGAGCGGTGACTGGCAGATTTGCCACTGGCACCGTGTTCACCACGATTGTGGTATGGTCGATGCCTCCAGTTCCACCATCATCAGATCCCTGCTTCAGCACAGCACGCACGATGGATTCGATGACCCCAACTCCCTTGTCGGTGTAGGGGATCTTCTTGCCAGCTTTGCCGGCGTTCACCAGCGCAGTGAAGATGCCGCTCTGGATGTTGGCCTGCAGCCAGTCTCCGAAGATGGTCTGGTCGATGAACTGGCCGCCAGCCATCCATCCCTCTTCGGTCACGCCAGTGCCGCCGACCGTCTCGTAGATGTTGACGTTCTTCCCGCTCGAGGTGCGGTTGCCGAGGCGATCGACAGATCCGATCAGCCGCAGGCGCGATGAGTCGGTAAAGAAGTCCGGCGTGATGCCAACGAGGTTGTTGAACTTCCAGGTGTTCGAGCCAGGATCCGCCGGGAGAGATCCGCCAAGCCACGCTGCTTCGATCCCCAGAGCTGCGCTGCCCGGCGAGTACATGAGCGCCGTACGCTTGTAGCCTTTGCCTTGGAGGATAGACGCGACGTCCGTGCTCGACCCGCTATCGATGCCCGCGTCGGACGAGACTGCGATGTAGATCTTCTTCAGCGTCTCGATGAAGCCTGCTGTGTTCTCGATGTCTGCTGCCGAGTTGGAGCAGAGGGCCAGTCCGTACCAGAGGTTGCCAATCGGATCGTTCAGGATCGTTTGGATGTCGTCCTGCGGACCGTGGTTTGGGGTCGAGAGCGTCGCCGTGAGCTTGACATCAGCGGTGTATGTGAACGCAGTGCCGGCCACAGCTGCGGTCACCGTGAACGTGTGGCTCGTGAGAGCTCCGATCGTGAGGCCAGTTGGCGACCCGATCGCAGCGATGAGACCGGTGAGGATGTCGTCCTGGGTGTTTCCGCCCACCGCTTGGTATTGATACTGAGTGCCGTTGAGAGTCAGCGTGTACAGGTGCGTGTCGTCGACGTTCGCGACGCTGATCGTTACGACTTGCGCCACGTCGGATGTCCGCTTGCCGACGTAGGCGATGCTCGGCGACAGCGCTTGCTCAAAGGCCTCGAGCATGTAGATGTACTCGATGTCGGACGTCGTGAAGCCATCAGCGAGCATCGCTTGTGGCGACGTGTAGCCGCGGACCACATCCGAGTTCCCGAAGCCAGTCGGCCCGAGAATGAGTGGGCTGCCGAAACTTGGCAGAGGCACCGCCTGGGTTTCTTGCGTGATGACGACGTCGACGATCAGGTCGAGTGCGCTCATTCTAAGGCTCCTTCCTTTATGTGAAGTCTCGGTACAATTAAACCACAATTAAGGCAAAACGGTTATGACATGGTACGACGTCTTAAACGTGATCGGCGAATCGCCCACCGTTGGTGGCGTTCCGCTCATTGCCGCAACGATATGCGTCGCTGGCGAAATTCCCGTAGCGCTAAGAACAAATCCGAGAGCATATTCTCGCCGACTCGTAGCGGACGTCGCAAAAAAATACTGGTAGTCGACGACGACGTCGCCTCCATCGTAGCCGATACTGATATTCGGAAATTGATCGTAAGCCACTGAATTGAAATTCAAATATGCTTCGACGTTGTCCACGATGATGGCTTGTCCGGCCGCTGGAGCTGGCACCAGCTCGATCGGGGTTACGTCGAGGGCGAGTATGTCCGCAGGGGCAAGAGTGACGGTGCTCGAAGTCCAGTACACGTGATTGTCGACGTAGTTCTTAGTTGCGACGTCCTGGGGATTCGTGGGATCGGCTACGCTTGTAAAGGGAGTATTGTTCCCCTCGATATGATCTCCAGCCGCGAGTTTTATCTTAAATCCAGAGGTCAGGTTTATGTTGGTCGGGCCGTTCGCGGTGATGGCGAGATCATTCCCGTTGGACTCAATGTCGATCGCGTTTACGACACTAATATTTTGAAAATCCATACTGGTAGCGCTGAATGCCAACGTACCGGGACTACTGACCGTGTTCGTCCAGACGTTCGCCCATGGACTGAAACTTTCTCCGAGCTTAAGGGGGGTCGTGGGGATCAAGTCAGAGTTCTGAATATAGACGCCCGAGTTCGTAATGAGATTGATCGCTCCGTTATCAGCTTCGATCGTAGCGTTGCCGTTGAACGACTGAGCGAGAACGTCATTGTTTGCGTTTAATTGCAATCCGCTCTGGGATATGACTTGCGTTGTGAACGTCTGATTCCATTCGTGACCACTGTCACCAAGATTGTACGCGTCCGGATTCGCTGGCAGTAAGTCCGAGTTAATAGCAACGCTCGTCAAGTTGCTTAGAGAAGTGTTCGCCCCACCACCGTGTGTGTCGACGTAGTTCTTAGTCGCTGCATCTTGAGCGCTGGCCGGATCTGTGACGTTGATGATCCTGTGCGAATTGAGATTAAGGAAACGACCGATCTGTAAATTGACATCGCGCGATGGCGCAAGAGTAACGTCGTTGCCGGGCGGTCCAGCCGCGTGATTGACGATATTGTGTCCGTTTAGATTCAAGTCAACGTTGAGAGCGGTTGTCGTAAGGTTGCTCAGCGCCGTGTTCGCGCCACCACCGCCGCCCGACGCCCAGGAGAGATTGCCGGATCCGTCATTCGTCAGGACCGTCGAAGCGCCGCCTTGCGAGCTCGGCCAGACGTAGGTCACGCCCTGGAACGGAAGTTGGCTGTCGGTCACGTGGCCGTTGGAGTCGAGAGTACAGATCCCGTTGGCTTGCCCGGCGGTCACCGCGATGATCTGGACCGGTGTTACTGTGCGTGTCGTCCCGCTCTGGTTAGCTGGGATCTCATCCGTGGCATGCGCGGAGTTCGCCGCCGGCAGGTTCTGGATGGTCGTCTGTGAGTCGGCGACCGTCGCAAAGAGCAGAGCGACAAGCAAGACTAGAAAGCTCTTCCTCATATGATCGGCTGCCCCTTCTCTGTGACGATGAGCGTTCCATCTGGCAAACGAAGATCGCCGAGGTCCCCTG